GCGAAACGCACATGTGGCCGAAATTGGTGCCCCCTAGCGGCTGGCGTTCCGCCTGCCGCCTTCGCCGCGCGACTAAGTGTGTCTGAGCCTCTGCTAATTCGCGCCCTAACGGCGGCCCGTGGCGCGTGTTTGCGGGCATCGTGGGCTGTTCACTCTGCGTGCGTTTCGAGCCTGTTTTTTAGGCACGAAATCCACTTCACGACCCATTGAAAAACGGTCGATGGTCGGCGTATGTTTGTCGCTCAACGGAGGTGCGTCATGGTGACTGCGTGCGGTTGTGTTGATGCTGATTTGCTCGCGCTGCTTGGTCACGGCGCGGCGTGCGTGCGCGTGTCGAAGCGTGGCAAGATTCCGCTCGGTCAGGCGTGGCACACGATGGCAACCACCGTTGCCGACGTGATCGCGGAGTGGCTTGCCGGTGGCTACAACGTCGGCCTGTTGCTCGGCCACGGCGGGCTCGTCGATGTCGAGTTCGACGACGCCGATGGCCGCGCGATGCTCGAGCGGCTTGGCCTCGCCAATGCCGCAACGCCGACCTACACCAGCGGACGCGGCGAGCACCGCATCTTCCGCCTGGTTGATGACCTGCCCGCATGCGGATGGCGAAAGCGCGGCGGGATTGAGGTGCGGTATGGCGGCAAGCCCGCACAGTCGGTGCTGCCGCCGTCGCGGCATCCCGATGGCAACGTCTACCGCTGGACGATCTCGCCGCAGGATTGTGCCCCGGCGGCGGTTCGCCTGTCCGATCTTTCCCTGGAGGTGCTGTGATGGCCGTGCTGCTGGCAAAGACGTGGGCCGGTTCCGATCCGGCCGGGTGGTGGATGAGCGAGAAGCTCGACGGCGTGCGGGCGGTGTGGGATTGCCGCACGCTAACGACACGCACGGGCCAGCAGATTCACGCCCCGCAGTGGTTCCTTGATGCGATGCCGTCTGGCGAGCCGCTAGATGGCGAACTGTGGATAGGTCGCGGTCAGTTCCAGCAGACGGTTGGCGTCGTGCGGTCGCACGGTGGCGGCGATGCGTGGCGGCCCATCCGCTTCGCGGCGTTTGATGCACCGATGGCCCTCGGCGGGTTTGAGGATCGGCAGGCGGCGCTCATTGAATCGGTGGGCGCTGGTGGCCCGGTCTTCGCCCTGCCGCAGCGGCGGTGCGAAGGCCACGGCCACATGCTCGAAGAACTCGCCCGCGTGGAGGCCGAGGGCGGCGAGGGTCTCATGCTCCGCGAGCCGGGCAGCCGCTACGAGCGGAAGCGCAGCGGCACGCTCCTGAAGGTGAAGACGTTTCAGGATGCCGAGGCCACGGTGGTCGGCTATGAGTCGGGCACGGGTCGCAACGCCTACTGCGTCGGTGCCCTGGTGGCCCAACTGCAAGACGGTACGGAGTTTCGCATATCGTCAGGGCTGACGGACGCGCTGCGGCGCGATCCGCCGAAGGTTGGCACGCTGGTTACGTTCAAGTTTCAGGAACTCACTGACGGCGGCGTGCCGCGTTTCCCGTCGTTCCTCCGAGTGGCGTAATGGGCAAGGGCAGGAAGCCAACCCCGAAAGCAATCCTGAGCCTGCGAGGCTCCCGCGTGCGAGGCCCGCACAAGAGCGGCATCGACGCGCCGCCCGGCATTCCCGAGCCGCCGTCGTATCTCTGCGAGATCGGGCGGGCCGAGTGGGCGCGGATCGTGCCCATGCTTGAGGCGTCGAAGGTGATGAGCCTGCGGCACCAGCACACGCTAGCGGCCTACTGCGATGCCCTGGCCGATATGGTCAAGGCCGAGACGGAGTTGAAGCAGCACGGGGCCACGTTCATGGACGACAAGGGTAGGGTGATGAATCACCCAGCGTGGTATCGGAAGAAGGACGCCCGGCTGCACATGCTCCGGTTTGCGGAGCAGTTCGGCCTCACGGCGTCGGCCCTGGCGAGAGTGAGCGCCGTTGACCAAGCCCCGGCGGAAACCGACGAAGACCGGCTCATGTTCGGCTGAATGCACCTGCTCGGGGTGCATGGCCGTCAGGTTCTTTCACAAGTACCTGACGCACGCCAAGGGCGAGCTCGGCGGCAAGCCGTTCGTGCTGGAGCCTTGGCAGCAGGACTATGTGCGGCGGCTGTTCCACACCGAGAACGGCACCCGCACGGTGCGGACGAGTTTGCTGGCGATTCCGCGCAAGAACGGAAAGTCGTCGCTGTGTGCTGGGATCGCCTTGAAGCTCCTGCTGGAGAACGAGCCAGGGGCCGAGGTCTACTCGTGCGCCGCCGACCGTGACCAGGCCCGGCTTGTGTTTGAGATGGCGAAGGTGTGCGTGGAGCAGAGCCCCGCCCTGCGGTCTCGCCTAAAGGTCTACCGCAACTCCATCGTGCGCGAAGAGACGCACAGCACCTACAAGGCGTTGTCGGCCGAAGCGTTCACGAAGCACGGCCTGAACGCTCACGGCGTGATCTTCGACGAACTCCATGCCCAGCCGGGGCGCGAGCTGGTCGATGTCATGGCCACGAGCATGGGCGCGAGACGGCAGCCGCTGCTCGTCTACATCACGACGGCGGGCCACGACCGCAAGAGCGTCTGCTGGGAAATCTGGAAATACGCCGAGGCAGTAGCGTCTGGTGCCATCAAAGACGACACCTTCCTGCCTGCGATCTACTGTGCCGATCCGGCCGCAGATTGGAAGGACGAAAAGACCTGGGCCGCTGCTAATCCGAACTTGGGCGTGTCGATCAAGACCGACTTCCTGCGAAGCGAATGCCAGCGGGCGATTGAGGTGCCCGCCTACGAGAACACATTCAAGCAGCTTTATTTGAACTGCTGGACGGAGCAGGATACGCGCTGGATCAGCATGCAGAACTGGGCGAAGGGCAACAGTCCCTGCCCCGTCGATCTCACGGGCCGTGAGTGTTTCGCCGGGCTCGACCTTGCCACTACCTTCGACACCACGGCGTTCGTCCTGCTGTTCCCGCTGGACGATGGCACCTTCTGGGTTCAGCCTCACTTCTGGATACCAGAGGAGAACCTTCAGCAGCGGGTCCGCCGCGACAAGGTGCCGTATGACGTGTGGCAGCGGAAGGGACTGCTGAACGTGACGCAGGGCAACGTCACCGACTACTCGCAGGTGCGGAACGACATCCTGGCTCTGGCGAAGAAGTACACGATTCGCCACATAGCCGTGGATAGATGGAACTCGACGCACCTCACGCAGCTACTGCAAGAGGATGGTCTGCCGGTCGTAGGCTTTGGGCAGGGCTACGGCTCCATGTCTGCGCCTGCTCGCCAGATTGAGGCGTGGATCGTCGGCGGCTTTTTGCTGCACGGCGGCCACGAGGTGCTGACGTGGCAGGCCGGAAACGTCGCCATCCAAACAGACGGGCAAAACATCAAGCCGAGTAAGCAGCGAAGCCACGAACGCATCGACGGAATGGTGGCCTTGACGATGGCCGCAGGGATGCACGCGACGGCATCCACCCAACAGTCGAACTGGGACATCATCAGCATATGAGCGAAAACGCCGCCGACTTCAGGATGTTCGACCTGCGTGGCATCGACTGGCCCGAGGTTTCGTCGAGCCGCACACCCTCGGGCATCCGCGTCAACGCCGACAACTCGATGGCCTGCTCGGCCTACACGGCCTGCATCCGCGTGATCTCGGATGCGGTATCGGCCCTGCCGCTCCACGTCTACGAGCGGATGGCGAACGGCGGCAAGGCGAAGGCCACGGCCCACCCCGTGTATCGCCTGCTTCATCAGCAGCCGAACCCCTGGCAGACGGCGCAGGAGTTCCGCGATTGGATGACCGGCATGTACCTGCACTACGGTGCGTCCTACGCCGAGATCCGCCCTGGTGCTCGCGGTGCCGTCTCGGAACTGTGGCCGCTGCACTCCAGCCGCATGGAAGTCGAGCGGCTGGAGAACGGCCGCCTGCGGTACATCTACCGCGAGCCAAACGGCCGCCAGACGACCTACTCGCAGGAGCAGATCTTTGCCCTGCGGTTCACGACGGAAGACGGGATTCGGGCGATCCCCACGTACAAGATTTTCCAGAACGCGATCGGGCTGGCCCAAGCGTTGGAGGCCCACGGCAGCACCTACTTCGGCAACGGTGCCCGGCCCGGCATCGTGCTGGAGTCTGATAACCCGATCCCGGTCGAGGCGGCCGAGCGGCTCCGCGAGCAGTGGGAGCGGATGCACCGAGGCGCAGATCGTGCGTTCCGCACGGCGGTCCTGCCCAACGGCGTGAAGGCCCACGAGCTCAGCGGCTCAAACGAGGCGGCCCAGTTCCTTGAGACGCGGCAGTACCAGGTTATTGAGATTTGCCGAGCGTTCCGCGTGCCGCCCCACATGATTCAGGATCTCACCAGGAGCAGTTTCAATAATATCGAGACCCAGAGTCTCGAATTCGTTCAGTATTGCTTGATGCCTCACCTGAAGCGGTGGGAGGCGGCCATCAGCCGCGACCTCATCGTTGACGATGAGACGTATTTCGCAGAGCACAGCGTTTCGGGAATGCTGCGAGGCGATCACGCTGGCCGGTCGGCCTACTACGTTGCCGCACTCCAAAATGGCTGGATGTCGATTAACGAGATCCGCGAACTGGAGAACCTTAACCCGATTGGGCCAGAGGGCGACCGCCACTTCGTGCAACTCAACATGACCACGCTCGACAAGGTTGGCCAGGACGCACCGGCACCGGAGCCGATGCCAGCGCCGCCCGTCGAGGAAGACGACAGCCCAGCCGACGACGCCGAGGATGAAGCCGAACAGGAGGAGCAGACCGATGGAAATTGAACGCCGCTGCCTGACCGTAGACGAAGCCCCCGAGTGCGAACTGCAAATTGAGACGCGCACCAGCGGGCGCGAGGTGATCCGTGGGCTGGCGGTGCCCTACAACCGGCTTTCCCTCGACCTTGGTGGCTTTCGCGAGCGAATCCTGCCCGGTGCCTTCGACAAGGTGCTGAACCGCCAGCGGGGCAAGGGCGAGATCCTGAGCTACTACAACCACAACAGCGACATGCTGCTGGGCCGCGAGTCGGCTGGCACGCTTGAGATCATCGCCGACGAGCGCGGCATCTCGTACATCGTCGAGCCGCCGGATACTTCGGCGGGCCGCGACGTGCTGGCCCTGGTGCGTTCTCGGAATCTGCGGGGCAGTTCGTTCGCCTTCACCGTGGGCCAAAAGGGCGAGCGGTTCACGACGGACGAAGGCGGCAAGGCGATCCGCGAGATCGTCGAGGCTTCCGGCCTTTACGAGGTCGGCCCCGTGAACGTGCCCGCCTACGGCAGTGCCACGTCTGCGGTCGTGGCGAAGCGGTCCTATGAAGCGTGGCTGGCAGAGCAGGCTGCGGCCGTGGAAGCCGACGCCGATGCCGAGCCGGAAGTGAAGAAGGCCATGCGTTCGCTGGTCCGTGACGCCGCTGCGGCGTGGGCACTGAGGCTTCGCCGTGTCTGAAGCACGCTGCACCTGCGGCGAGAAACTCCGTTGCCGTTCCAGCCGCCCCTGCGGTGACGAGCGGCAGCGGTATCTGCGTTGCCCCCGGTGCGGGGCTCGGGCGGTGGCGTTTGTGAAAACAACACTTTCCGAAGTGCGGTTCTGCAAGAGACCCGCCCGCTAGTGGCACTGTGGACTCCACGGCAATACCGCCGCAGGAGTCTCACAGAACATGGACAATCTCAAGAAGCTGCAGGACGAAGCGGCAACCCTTGCCAACCGGATCG